CTTATATCATCATCCGGCTCATAACCGGTTGAGAAAGCAGCGTTCAAAAGATCTTCTTCATACTGCATAATCATAATGTTTTGGTTATGCAATATTGGGTTGATAATGTTAGTTATCCAAGAGAATAACGAACTATATTAATGCCATAGAAGCATCACCGCCAAAGTTATCTTGTAACCAATACGGCTGACTATTATTGATTGCATCGAAGTTATCCTCTATGTAATCTTTAGCACTCTGAGGAATAGAACGAATGATCTGCGATTGAGGGAGATTGCCAGTGAGTAAGTAGTTAGCAAAATCAGCAGGGTTCATCATTACAGGAGTAGCAAAACAGATACACCATGGATGCCAGCCGGTGAACATGAAAGTCTTTGGGTACTTCCCGGCCATTGGGTCGCATACTTTGCAAGGCTCTTTAGCAGATGGAGATCGCTGTATATCTATCCCAAGGATAAAATCAAGCTCGGTCCATCTTGCATGATCTGCTTTCCTATATGCCATGTTCGTTTCTGTAGCAGCAAGACGAAGAGCATTCTGTTTGGATGATTTATATTGTCCTTGTCCTGGATGATAGTCTTTCATTGGTTGCGATGGCCTTAGTATTCCATCTTCATCACGAACACGCCTAAATAATCTATCCGGCTCGTTCAGGATGTTTCTTATATCCTGGCTTATGTTTGCAGAGCTGCGACCAATAGATAGACCGCTCTTTAGATAGAACTCAAGCTGCGTTTTTGTCTGATCAGCAATATTCCATATCCTATCGCTCAGATTCATGCCGTTATCTACACGGTTCTGCAACTCAACAAGAGCTTCCATATTACGCGAGAACATGCCATTCTTTAGCGCTTGGCTAATTGCCATGCCTTGAATATACATATCTACCATATCATCATTCTTTTTTCCTGATAGGGCAAAAGAACCGTCTTGATATGCGTCTATGTTATTCATCAATGCAGACTGCAGGTTTGAAAGTGCACGATCAATGGCATTCTCAACACTAAGGTTTCGAATCCACACGCTCTTATTACCTGTGTCGGTCCATCTCCTTAGATTGGGAGATATAGATTGGCATAGTTCATCGAAGACAGCAGCAACTTCATTCTGCTGCATCTTCATCCTTTGAATGTGCTTTCTATCGTAATATGATAATTGTTTTGGCATATCTTATAAAGGTTTGCACGCTGATATAGGCACGAAACAACGAGGTGATATAGATACTGCTTGCCCATCTTTAAAGTTTAGTATGGCATAGGCTGTCTGTTCAGTATCGCCGAACTCTTCAACGTCTGATTTACTACTTGACTTTTGTAATTCTTGCTTTGATACGAATATACGCACCCCTTGTTTTATTGTTTTCATAATGTTGCACCAATCATAGTTTGTTGTTTACTTGCATTATTTTCCTCTTGAATAGCCTTCATCTCTTCGTCTGTGTCCTTGGTATAAGGAGATCGAGAAACAATAGTTCTTTGAGAGTTGAAAGGTTTACCACCTCCGGCTAATGATAGGTTATTAAGTTCCTCGGTTAAGTCTTCAGGAAGAATAGAACCAAATGTTACCTCTATGTCATTATCTGTAAGATCATTCTTACACTTAATATCAACAATGTTAATCAATCCAGCCCTAACAACAGATACGCAACGCTGAACAACCGGCCCAAAGATTTCCATATTCTCACTTGCCTTAATGATAGCGTCCATCATCATGAACTTACGAGCAACACCTGATACGTTACCGATACCCTTCAGATTATCAAAGCTAAGATCAGGTGTTGAACTTCCGGAGTATATCTCATTGCGCAATTGAGACAACTCCTCCTTGACCGATTCAATAGATTGCTGCCATACTAAGTAGTCAGCATCGCCATGTACTTCTTTTCCTGTTTCCTCGTCTACTGTAATAGGGAATGTTATTTCTTTACCAACAGTGCTTTTAGATGGTAGGTCAGTCTCACCATAAGATTTAAGGATTGGTTCAGCAAAATAATCATTCGTATCGGAAAGGCGAGAAAGCCTTCTTTCAAGATAATCGAGTACATTTGCTTCATCTTCCCAGTCCGGAGCATATACCTCAGCATATACAACAGGAATAAGACCGAACATGTTATTATCAGTAGTAGCTTCCCATACTCCGCTTATCTTCTTTGCTGAAAGAATCTTATCTGCCGTCCATATCTTAACGCATTGAGTATTTGCTCCGTTGATATTGGCTTTATACTTATACAAGAAAGCGTCCATATCATCATCATCATCAAAATGAGGATAAAACTCAAAGGATTCATCATCAGCAGAATCTACCGGGAGATGTAGGATTTTTACTTTAAGCTCAATAACCTTCTTACCATCTTTGATTGTTGATACCGGGAAGAAAACAATAGCAGCTTTTGTTTCTGACAATACAATGCGAGCAAACCTTTTAAGTATAGATTGCATCTTAAGCTTTGTTGCAAACAATTTCTTATACTCATTGAATCCATCGTTTGTATCAGTAGCAGATAATGTCATTTTCCCACCAAACAGGAAAGCTGAAGATGTACGTACAATCTTCTTAGGTAGGTTAGTTACTATCTTAGCAACAGGCACATCTTTAGTATCTATCAATAATGGATCTCCGTTCTTATCTTTCAATGTTTCAGAATAGACATTAGCCTTTTTAGGCTCTCTAAGTCCTACGCTATCAGGCCGACGTGTCCTCTTACCATTATATTCGTCCAGATATTCCCTTGACGATCTATCTTCTATCGTATCGACAGAAAGTTCAGATACAACCTTATCAAAATTGTCTTGATTCTGCTCTAATATTTCTTTGATTGTAGGCATATTTATTTTTATTGTAATATATAAAATGGCCCTATTTTTGGGATAATATTAGCGGGATAGTACACCCTTTGAGACACTGCGTGCTTTCTTCTTTAAGTTGATACCAAGAGACTTGATAAACTCGGCAAGAATAGTCGCTCCATCCGGTGCATCATCATGAGCATTACCACCCTCTCTCTTGTACTTAGTGAGTGATTGCATGAATCGCCAATAGTCAGAACCTTTCTTATACTCTGATTCATCCAGGAAGACAAAGTGAGCCTTGATATAACCAGACTGCATGATAATACGTGTTTCCTTATGATCTGTTGTAGGATGGGATAAGACCTCGCATGCGTGTTTCAGTCTCTTGACTATACCACGCACATCTTTGGCGAATATACGACCGCCATTATTGGACTCAATACGTATCTTATCGCACATATTGTCAATGATTGCTTGTGCCATACGCGGTTCAGTAACTTCTACAGGATCTTTAGTGAATACAACATCTTTGATGAATACCTTATCGCCATATATCCAGCCGAATGGACCGCATAAATCATCATCTCCTTTGTCTGCTGTATCACATGCACCGATACGGCCATCAGGCTCGCCTTTAAGGTCTGCCAATTTAAATCGCATGAGTTCAGACTTAGGAAATAGTAAGCCCTTGGCCTCAATAGGCTCCTGCATATATTCAGCTGACCATATACTCTCATCCGTCTCTTCTCTTAGTTCGTGATAGTATTCAGTAGTATGAACATCAGGACAGAATGACTCATCGTTTTCATCAAGAGCAGCGACACGTATGATCTCATTGTATTTGCCTGCTGCTTCCATCCGGCCAAGTACATCATTCTCGGACCAACGTGTACCGATGTCGATAAAACAACAGTTACCTTCTACACGTGAATCATGGGTACCTTGTTTCCAGCTCCATATCTTCTCGTTCATGGTGTCAGACAAAGCATCTTCCAACTTCTTATACAAGTCGTCGGTCATTGCCAACATGGAAGCACCAAAACCAATAACGGTGCCACCAACGCCAGCGCCAAAATAACTAACCTGCTTTGCATTGGTAGTATTCCATCCTGCAACAGCTGACTTATCTTTACTCAAACGTACATCAGGGAATATCTCTGAGAACTTACGCGATTTAACAATATCACGTGTATCGTATGAAAGTTTATTATAAAGCGGATCCGCACACGTATTACGCATGACAGATTCTTCAGGATGTCTTCCCAACATCCAAGCGATAAAAAGTGACGAAATGTAAGATTTTCCGGCTCTAGGTGGTAGTGACACAGCGAGCCGATATATCACTTTGTTATCAAAAGAGTCTGAAACGCGCTGAAATGCATCTGCAATCTGTTTAAGAACTAAGCGCTTTGAGAAGAACTTAGGGTCGTAATATAAACAGAAAGCCCAGAAACTTGTCCGGGCTGTCCGCTTACGCAATATGATAGCAGCTTCTGCTTTCAGCAGCAATATTTCTCTTTTGCTTATGAGTTTATTCTTTCTCTTCGCCATCGATTACCTTCTGTAGTTCTTCGTCACTCATGCTTTCGAGAGTACTCTTTATTCCAACCTCACCAGATAATGTTTGTTCTTGTTTATTCTTCCAATTGTCCGGATCACGATTAGTCAACGTGAATATGATTAGTGTCGGGTTTGGCTGATAGTGTTTATCTACAACGGAATGCTCCTTAACTTTAATGATTGGTTTATTCTCATTGTCTCGCTTACCGGTATCAACTGTAACCGTTTTCTTTTCCTGTATTGTATAGCCTCTTAGCATCTTTACAAGAGACTTCTTAGCTTCAGCGACGAGTAGATTATCGAAATCAGTTTGTGCTTTTTTAATAGACTCCGAAAACTCCGGTTTCTTTACCTTCCACTCATGATAAGTACTTTCAGCTATGCCAACCAATTTGCATATCTCAGGAATAGTATAGCTATCATCACGAATGAGAGCGCATATCTTGTTTACTATATCCTTATCGTACTTCATGACTAATCGTTTTGGTTCATAAAATCGAAATCTGATAAATCTAGTTCGGGATAGTTTTCTTTGATCTTCTTTGGATTGCCTTTGTAGAATACAAGCACGTTCTGATGTTGCTTTCCTACCTTACGACTGTTGGCGAATTGTTTGCCGGCACGCATGGCCAGAGAACCAATCATATTAACGAGAATGATTTCATTGTATAGATGTAGCCCTGCATCTTGGAACGCTGCGATAGTATCAGAAACAAAGTTATGATAGAACCCTTCTTTATCTCTAACGTCTCCAACAACGAACACAGCAAATCGATCATTCCTAAGCTTATCACAACTCCTGCGGATAATTATTCTGTATGCTTTCAGAAAATCTTCATAAGACATGTTAGATAAATCTTTCGGATCATCTGAATAAATTTCCAAATCAGCATAAGGAGGACATGAGAATACCATATCAACTTTCCCTTCAATCATCTTATCAATGTCGCAGCTGTCACCGCATTTCCATACCGGACATTTATCTTCTGTCAACTGATAATTTATCTGCGCTGCGTTCTCATAATTAGCTTTTATTTGTTCTGCGCGTAGATCAATACCGCAATAACTATATCCAAGTACTGCAGCAACTATACCACGAACAGAACCGCCAGAGAATGGATCAAGTATTTCTCCATGAGGTATATTAAACCAACGATAACATATTTCACAAAGAACAGGGTCAAAGATGGACGTTCCTTCCATGACGGGGATATCATGTT